AAGGATATAAAGCAGAAACAACCGGATCGGTTTCATCTATGTCATTTATTGGCACAAATATTGAAACCCTAGCATTAGGTACACCAAATCCGTTATTTACAACAACTCTACCACACACAACGCCATAATCGGCGCATATTGATGTATAAGCTTCTTGTTGAGTAAACTTTAATGACAGAATCTCTAAAAGATCAAAATCTTGCTTAAGCTCGATATTAATCGTTTTGTCTGTACCAATCTCTGTATTAATACGGTGCTTTTGAATCATACTATCTATAAATAGAAACTCTTAAGTTTTCTAGTACTAAAAGATAACTAAAAAATAGATTAATATGTAGTCGTTCCTGTGGTTTTAACGCGGATTTTTATATCTTTATTTGGGAAACGAATTTGGAATATTTGATTTGACTTCATATGGATAGTCATATCTGTTTGTCCAATTTCTTTTGTTGCAGCTACTTTATATGCCACAGAAACTTCTGAAGATGAATATTCACCACCTGTTTTGTTGAATACCTTGATTTCTACTACGTTAACAACACCAGAAACATTTGTAATATCGGACATTAATTCACCAACAAAAAGTGGGTCACCCATTTTTCTTTTATCTATCGAAAAATATGCTGTTATTCTTGTTATAATATCACGTAAAACCTCTGTTTGATTTTGGTTTTTATCTATCATAACATCAACTTCTAACCCTAAATCAATTACCTCACCACTAACAATATCTAGATAATCATTAATCATTCTAAATTCTGTTAGATAGTTTAATATATTGTTTTTTAATGTGGTAGAAACAATATCGGTAAGATTACCACTATCATCATATGATAATAATTTTATTCTTACTTTATTATCTTCTTCCATCACATTTACTTTAGCAGGTGCACCATAAGTTGATGGCATTGTTTCAATTAGTGACTTATAGTCATTTAATGTAACTGCTCTATTTTGTGCTGCAAAATTATATGAAATCAAACCTCTTAACTCTTCGATACCTGGTTGATCTGAACCACCAACTGCTGGTGTTATGTTTGTAACAATTAAAGATTGTGCCACCTGATCGTTAGTCGATGGATTTGGGCCAGTTATCTCAAAATCAACATTATCTATGTTTGTTATAACATTAACTCCTAGATTGCTTTCTTTACCCCCACCAATTCTATATTTTATGAATAGTGTTGTGTTTACTTTTGGAATTGCACCAAGTGATTGGTTATTTAAATAAGTTCCTAAATTTACTTTAAGATTGTTTGTAATATAATTGTCTAAATTTTCTAAAGGATCAATATTTCCTGAACCAAATGTTAATGAAAAATAACTTTCTGGGGTATACTCTGTTATGAATTTACTAGACACTCTACGGTATTCCCCGGCTTTAAAGTTAGCTCTATCCGATATTGCTGTTCTATTTGGTATGAACACCTTTTCTTGAACTAGTGATTGTACTTCATACCATTTGTTATTGCTGTTAATAAACTCAGCATCTGTTGGATTACCAGCAAATGTGGTACCATCTTTATGAATTACCCCAGTTACACCTAAAACATTTTTTTCAGGTAGATATAATTTTAAAAACGGTCTTTGTTCTTGAGCCGTAATAACTCGTCTGTAAACTTTTGTGATACCATTAACAACCGGTTCTCTTTTAACAATGGTGTAGGATATCAATTTATTATTACCATCAAAGTTTGGTATTTTTAATCTATTAGGTTCTCCCTTTTCATTATATGGAATAGAAAAATCAATATCTGTAATTGTTTCAAATATTTGACCACCACCAGAAATTTGTGCACCAGATTTTAATATACCCTCATATCTTTCATCATCTTTATCCCCTTTAACAGGTACGTTTATACTAAAATCGCATAACGCTACTGATGGTCTTGGACCAGGAACTTTAAATCCGTATGTTTTTGCAATATGAAATAACGATTGTCTTTGCTGTGCAAAATCCAACATAGTTTCTTGCCATACTCTATCAATATGAAAGTGTAAGTTATCAGCAACGGCGGCATTTAAATCTAATAATACAGAATAGATCGAAGCATCGTTTGTGTTATTAATTAACTCTGGATAATAATCTTTAGTTAATTGGACTAAATCCTGTCTGATTCCAGCGAAATCTCTGTTCGTATATGAAATGTTTTTTGCCATGTTATATGTTGATAATTATAAAATCAGAAGTACCAAACGCACCATTATTGGTTGTATAGTCAATTCTTATTTTAGCTGTATATGGTTTAGTTGATGCGTCACTAACTCTAAAAAGTCTAGCATCACTTTCCTCACTAACAATAGATTGTTGTTCTGGATCTAATTCAGCATTTGTTATTTTTATTTCATTTATTTCTAAGTTTGGAATATATTTTCTAACCGAATCTCTGATTTCATCCTCTATGTGTGCATATGTAACACTATCATTTAAATCGAATATATATTCATACAAACGACTTCCAAAATCAGGTAAAAAATATCTACTACCTTTTCTTGTTAATAGAAGATGTATAAGGTTTGCACGCACTTCTTCATCGGTGCTTATTGTCATTTTAACATAATCACCAATTTTACTCTGTCTGAACGGAAAGTCTAAACCGTATTTTGTAGCCATATCAATAAATATAAAGAATACTAAAATGGTTATAAATAAAAAAACGCGACACTTTCCTAAAAAAATGTCGCGATAATAGTGACTTGATATTCGCCCCCTGTATTAAATCAAGTCCTGGATGCTCAAGGTACGCCTTGACGACAGTAAACTTTGAGGGAGCCACCCATTACCTTATGAACCACACCCCTCACACTCAAATGGAGAATCTGCGGGTCTTTCACTTGTCATTACTAATTCCGGTGTATTTTCACTGATAATGGTATTATTTGTTGGATATGATACATTTTGCTGTACCGGTTGTTCCGTTGGTTTAGCAACCGATGTGTCAATTCCAAGCCCTTTTAATGCGTCAACCGCAGATCTAGTTCTTAAATAATACATACCAGTTTTTAAACCCATTTTCCATCCATATAAATGAGCAGCTAATAATTTAGGTTTTGTTGCATTGTCAATAAACAAATTCAATGATTGTGATTGATCAATAAACACACTTCTGTTAGCCGACATTGTTAATATTCTTTTTTGAGACATTTCCCAAACAGTTTTGTAAACCTCTTTTACTTCAACTGGAATTTCTGGAATATTTTGTACTGACCCATTTTCCATAATTAATTTCTTTTTGATATCATCATTCCATAAATTTAATTTTAGAAGTTGATTTACCAAATGTTTATTAATTACAATAAACTCCCCACCTAAAGTTCTACGAGAATATAGATTAGTTGTAAAAGGTTCAAATGCTTCGTTGTTACCCAAAATTTGTGCAGTAGATGCTGTTGGCATAGGAGCCACCAATAATGAGTTTCTAACACCATTATTAACAACATTTTTCCTCAATTTTTTCCAATCCCATCTTCCTGATAAATCTTTATCTGTTTTTCCCCACATTTCAAATTGGAAGATACCTTTCTCGATCGGGGCACCAACAATTGATTCGTATGGGCCATATTCTTTTGCTAAATCATTTGATGATGTCATAGCAGCAAAATAGATCGTTTCAAAAATATCTGTTTGCAATTTATCAGCTTCATCACTTTCAAATGGCAGATTTAACATACAGAAAACGTCAGCTAATCCCTGAACGCCTAAACCAATTGGTCTGTGTTTAAAATTAGAATTTTTAGTTTCTTCTGTTGGGTAGAAGTTAAGATTAATTACATTATTTAAATTCTTAACAACTTGATATGTGTAATCATATAATAAATCATGATTAAACTCACCATCAATAATATATTTTGGTAATGCTATAGACGCTAAATTACATACCGCTTGTTCTGTTGGTGAACTATATTCAATAATTTCAGTACATAAGTTAGATGACTTAATAGTACCTAGATTTTTTTGATTTGATTTATAATTTGCTGCATCTTTATATAACATATATGGGGTTCCGGTTTCAATTTGTGCAGTTAAAATCGCGTCCATTAATTTTCTCGCTTTAATAACTTTTCTTGCTTTACCTTCTTTTTCATACTGAGTATATAATTCAGTGAAATGTTTTTCTGTTGGAGCGTCGTACACATCTGATAAACCAGGAGCTTCGTCTGGAGAAAATAATGACCAATCACCATCTTCTTCAACACGTTGCATAAATAAATCTGGAGTCCACATCGCTAAAAATAAATCTCTAGCGCGCATCTCTTCTTTACCATGATTCTTTCTTAAATCAATAAATTCAAAAATATCTGCATGCCAAGGCTCTAAATAAATTGCAAATGAACCTTTGCGTTTTCCTCCTTGATTAATCCAACGAGCAACCTCATTGTATGTTTTCATCATTGGTAGCAAACCATCTGATTCACCGCCAGTACCTTTGATATAAGACCCTTTAGCACGAACATCATGTACGTGTAGTCCAATACCTCCAGCCCATTTAGAAATGTTGGCAACGTCTTTGATTGTATCAAACAAACCATTAATATCATCACCTTTGTTTCCAATTAAGAAACAAGAAGACATTTGTGGTCTACGTGTGCCGGCATTAAATAATGTTGGTGTTGCGTGTGTATAGAAATGTTGTGACAAATCATCATAGATTCTTAACGCCATTTTAATATCCCCACCACAAATACCAACCGCAACTCTCATATACATGTATTGAGGTCTTTCAACAACGCGGTTAGCTATCTTTAATAGATAAGAACGTTCTAGTGTTTTAAAACCAAAATAGTCAAAATCAAAATCACGATCTAAAACAATTGCCCCATCAATGATTTCTTTATTTTCAATAACAAACTCATAAACATCATCAGAAATTAGTGATGATTCTTTACTTGTTCTTGGTTCAACGAATGAATGTAATTCCCTAATTGCTTGTGAGAACTTTTTAGGTGTTGTTTTGTGTAGATTAGTTACAGCTAACCTACCGGCTAGCTTTGCATAATCTGGATGTGTTGTTGTCATAGATGCCGCAGTCTCTGCTGCCAATATATCTAATTCAGACGTTGATATTCCATCATATATGCCTTGAGTAACTTTTAAGGTAATAAACGTTGGATCAATATATTCGGTATTAAGATCATCACATAGAGCACTAATTCTTCTAGTAATCTTGTCATATCTCATTTCTTCTAATTCACCATTTCTCTTTTTTACTTTCATTTCATTAAATCTTTTTAAAATTAAAAATCAACTTCACCAAATGCTGAATTTAAATCTTCGGCACCATT